AAGATCAAGAACAAGGAGGGAATCACGGTTCCGTTCATCCTGAACCCGCCTCAGAGGAAATTGCTTTCCCGCGTGGAGGGTCAACGCATGGATGGGAAGCCCGTCCGCGAAGTGGTCCTGAAACACCGCCAATGGGGTTGTACGACCTTCGGGTATACCTACGTCAGTTGGCATCAGGTCGAGTTGTATACCGGGCGGGATTCGTGGTTCGTTGGGCTGGATCAGGCCGGAGCCGAGGACGTGCGAAACCGATACGACATGATCCGGTCTTCGTGTGGGTTGACGCTCCGCAACTACGACAAGGGCGGGACCACGAAAGAGATTGTGGAGCGCAACGCCTTGATTTCGATTGGGACCGTCAACAACCCGAACGCTCCATCCGGTAGGCCAGCGCAGTTCGTTCACCTGTTCGAGATTGGCAAGTGGCCTTCCAACACGACCGTATCTGCCGAAAAGGTTGTGCAGAACGTTGGGGCCATGATGGTAGACAAGCCGGGTACGGTGATGCTCATGGAGTCTTCTGCCCAGGCTTCATCCGGATCGTACTTCAGGCGATTGTGTGACCAGGCGCAAGCCGGGAAAATATCCTACGATTTCCTTTTCGTTTCATGGGTGGACGATCCTCAGTATCAGATTGAGGTTGACGATCCAAAGGCGTTCGTCGAGTCGTGGGCTGATACCCGGATTGGAACGGACTACGCTCAATTCCTGTGGGATCTTGGGGCAACGCTGGAACAGATTGCCTGGTACGAGGCGCAAGCCAACAAGCCGGAGTACATCGACCTGTGGCGGCTGAAAGAGGAATTTCCGTCAACGGCAGAGGAAGCGTTCCAGGCGGGCGGTAAGCGGGTGTTCTCCCCCGCCTACGTACACACGGCAAGGAAGGGATGCAAGGAGCCGATCAAGCGCGGCAGACTTGTCGCAGACGAAAGGATGGGTCCGGGTTCGCTCAAGAATATCCGGTTCGAGAAAGATCCGAACGGGCCGCTTTCGATTTGGAGAATGCCGGGAGACAATTACAAGGGACTGCTGACCGGGAGGGTTTCGAACAGGTACGCCGGAGCCTCAGACATTGGGGGAAAGTGGGAAGGCGCTGACTTCTCCGTGTGCGGGATTCTTGATCGCTCCCCGCTTGTCTTTGGTGGGCTTCCTGAGATTGCGGCAGAATGGCATGGACACGTAGACAAGGATCTCTTCGCGTGGGAGTCTGCGCGTCTTGCCAAGTGGTACGAGGACGCATTGCTTGCCATAGAAGTGAACTCGCTCATGGAGGACAATGAAACGCGCTACGATCCGTCCCTGACAGTCCTGAACGAGATTATCCCCCACTACCGGAATCTATACGTTCGTGAGGTGTACGACAACGTTGAGCAAAAAATGACGCAGAAGGTCGGGTTTCACATGAACTCTCGCACAAAGCCGGACGTTGTTGCCCAACTCGAAAAGAGATTGAGGGAGTACCACCTGTCGCAGACGGGGGAAATCGAATCGGTTGAGGGGTACGTGGAGAGATGCAAGGAAGCCTGTTTCGAGATGGATCACTACATGGAGCATGAAGATGGTTCGATGGGGTCCACATCCAGATCACAGCGCGGGGATAGACACCTGAAGGATGACCGTGTTATTGTCCGGGCGATTCTTGCATGGCTTCACGGCGATATGCCTACGCCTTCCCTGATCGAGAACAAGCGTACGAAAGGGACCGCGAAAGGCATGATGGGGGGATTATGAGCAATCGTATCAAGTCCCTCCTGTCAAGCGCAGACAACGACCTTCGGGAGCGTATTGAAGCCGCCAGGAGGGAGGCTGGTGATGCCGTAGAGCGCCTGATTCTTGCGGGTCAGGATGGTGACAAGGTTGAAATGATCCGGTCTCGTTCGGGTCGCAAGATCCACATAAAGGACTACGGCCTATATCCGAAAGAGTGATTTCACATACGCTGTTGGAACTATCATTCCCGTTGTGTATATTTGACATACGATCCGGGCGATGCCCGTTCTTACTGTAGTCCTCTCTGTCCGCAAAGCGCGGCTTTCCTCTTCGGGGGAAGGCCGCGTTTTTGTTTATGCACCCTACGCTCTCCGGCGAACAACGATCAACCGATCTCGATGATCGCCTTGCTGCACTTGCCGCTGGCAAGTTGGGCGAGGAAGATCAGAAGCGCACTATCGAACAGTTGCGTGATGAATCGCGGCATCAATGGGATGCGCGTGAAGGGTATCGTCGCAGCCGCCTTGACTCGCGGAATCTGTACCGTGGAAGGCATTGGGATGAGACTGTAAAGAACCTGGAAACGGGTTCGATGCAGACCGAGAAGGACTATCTCGAAAGCAAGGGTCGAATCCCGATTGTGATGAACCTTGTTGGCAATGTGGTCAACAACATTGACGGGCAGTTTCGTCAGAACCGTTCCGGTCGCCTTGCTTACGCGGTTGAGTCCGAGGACCAGGAAACGATTGGCATGATGAACCTTGCCCGAAGAGCGGCAAGGCGATACAATCAGTCTGAAACGATTGAGGCCGATGAGTTCCGGGAGCATATCCTTTCCGGAGCCGCAGGGTTCAAGAGTACAATCGGATGGGATGAGCGGCTTCAGCGGCACGAGGTTATGGATCGTGCCATTGACCAAACAAAGTTCTTCTACAATCTGGATATCCAAGATCGTCGCTTCACCGGACTGCGCCTGATCGGTGAGTTGCACGACATTTCCCTCTCTGAGGCCATTCGCCAGTTTGCGACTGACCGAAAGGACGAGGACCGGATTCGGGAGATATTTGATCGCGGGAAGCAGGATCGCTCTTACGATTCGCTCCTTCACGACTTCACCGCGTTCGAGCGAGTTGGGTTCCTTCAGCCCGACGATCCGAGCCAATGCCGCGTAGTGGAAACGTGGCGACCTGTGTACCAATGGGTTCGCTACGGCATTGACCCGCTTTTTGAATTGGTTGACGGGTACGGACTTGTCGCAATCGGAGAGAACGAGATTGCCAAAATCCAGAACGAGCGCCGCAGAGCGTTTGAGGCTGGTGAGTACGCGCACCTGGGACTGAGCAGAGCGCCACTTCTTGAGTTGGACGAATCCCGATACGACCCACTCTGGCACTACTTCTTCTATTCTTCTGACGGGGATTTGCTCAAGATGGGCAAGACTCCCTACCTGCATGGCGAACACCCCTACTCACCCGGATTGGCAATGCTGATCGACGGGGAGACATGGGGCGTGATGGACAATATCAAAGATCCGCAACGCTGGCTCAATCGCGTCTTGATCCATGTTGACCACCAACTTTCAGCAGGTGGGCAGGGGATGCTTGGCGTTGATAAGCAGATCCTTGAGGATTCCGGGCTTTCGATTGACGATGTAGCCGATCAGTACGGAAGGCCCAACGGTGTCGTTTCCTTCGACAAGGGAAACAGGAATTGGGACAGCGTTCTTCACCAGTTCAACGGAAAGGGATTGCAGCCAGGTTGGGGCGAGATGATCCCGACGATCTCCAATTTCATCCAGCAGATTTCCGGCGTGTCGGGTGCTTCGCAGGGTTTCGAGCCGAAGTCCGGCACTCCTGCCGCCCTGTACCAGCAGCAGGTATTGCAAGCCAACCTGAACGTACTCGGCTTCCTGCAAACCTACTTCGAGACGCTACGGCGCAAGGACAAGAAAGACCTCCAACTCATCCCTCAAGCATTCGAGGACGGGCGCAAGTTCGCAAGTGAGCGCGGTCAGGGATCGGTGTCATTCGACGCAAGCCGCGTCAAGAATATTGATTGGGATGTGGCTATCGGTGACGTAGCCGATACCGCCGTTTACCGCCAGTTGTGGGAGTCAGACCTGCAAGAAATGCTGATGAACGGATTCTTTGGCCCTCCCGGACCACAGGCGCTACAGACTTTCCTTGAGGCTTCATCCCACCCCCGCGCAGAAGCACTCAAGCACATCATTTCCAGCACCGCAATGGGCGCACCCGCACCGGGCATGGACCCTGGTGCAGCCGCCTTGTCTGACCCGGCCTCTGTTGCCGCAATTCTCGCACAAACGACCCAAGCAGCATGAAATACCTGATTCCACTTTTTGCCCCCGCCAATGATGAGGGATCGGACCTGTCCGACTTCCAATCTGACGTGACCTTCGAGGATGCCATGAGCGCACTCGATGAGTCTGAAGGCGTTGATTTCTTCGACCGCGAAGACGATGCCGATGATTCTGTTGAAGACATTGAAGCCGCAGGTGACAGCGCGGACGATGCGACCGCAGAAGAGGAACCGTCCACTTCGGATGATGCCAACGATGAGCCTACGGGCGAACCGGATACCCCGACATTGGACCTGTCTGTGTTCGAAGATGCGCTGATCCCTGGATCGACCGTCGGTAGCGTGGAAGACGTTGTTGAGCATCTTCGCTCCTACCGCGATTCGCACGAAACGCTTGAGCAGTTCGAGGCGGTTGTTGGCGCAGATGAAGCCCTTCAATCCTACCTGAAGGACATTCAAGCGGGAGTGGATCGGCGCGTTGCCGCCGCAAGTGCCTTTGGAGATTTGACCACGGCTCCCGATCCGGATGAAGACCCGGAAGCCTATGCCGATTGGAAGGCAAACAAGGCTGTGATCGAAGAGCGCAAACGCACTGAGGCGAAGGAATCCGAGCGGGCGCAGAAGCAGCGCGAAGCGGCTGCAAAGCAACTTGTCTCCAATTTCAAGGGCACGCAGGAGCGTCTTGGTCTGGATGAGTCCGAAACGCAGCGCCTCTTTTCGTTCTGGAAGTCCATGACCGAAGGCGACCCGGTAACGGGCAAGCACCCGGCAAGGGCTTTCGACGTGATCTATCGCGGAATGCAGTACGCCGATGTGGAGGCGCAGATCAATACCGCTGTCTCGAAAGCCGAACGCGGCGACCTGAAGGCGCTTGCTGCCGAGAAGTCCGACCACCCGATGGTTGCGAAAGTCAAGACTGCATTGCGGTCTGCCTTCACGGAAGGCGCGAAGGCTCCAGGTAAACGCCGCAAGGATGTTGAGACAACGCCTGACCTGGCGGGAAGCCGCAGGCCTTCAGGAAGCGAAAACAAGGAACTGAGCGAATTTGCAAGTTCGCTCAAAACTGAAAACTGGTGGGACCACCCTGCCATTGCTGGATGATGCGATTACGACCCCGCAGCGAGAAGCAAAACAACTCAATCACGCAAGGAGGTTAATTACCATGCGTAAGATGAACAAGAGCCAGCAGAGCGGCTTCCTGCACGCATTTTCTCGCGTGTTTGGGGTATTGTGTGCGATTCTGCTGCTATTCGGTGCGGGTGACGTTTTTGGTGGCGCTCTCGCAGTCACAGGCACACTCGCTGGTCAGGCTCGTGAACAGGATCGTGACGCTTCCCTCCGGAAGCCTTCCGTATCCGATGTAATCACGCTGCTTGACACTTCGGATTTCCCGTTCACCACGCTGATGCAGCGCATTCGCAAGGGTGCAAAGCCGAAGCAGGTTATTCACAAGTGGGGCGAAGTATCGACCTATCCGCGAACCGTTACGATCAACGGGGCATCCACGGCGGGTAGTGCGAATACGGCGAAGACGGTTACTGTTGATTCGGTCCAGATGTTGAAAGCCAATGACATTCTCATTGCTCCCAACAACGCAACCGATGCAACGCTTCAGTTTTTGGTAGAGTCCGCTTCGGGCACGTCCCTTGAACTGCTTGCCTTGCCGAAAGACACGACAGGAGCCAGCCCTTACACCGCTGCCAACTACGGAACGGTTCCCGCCTTTGCTGACAACGAGGCCCTGTATTGGGTCGGTAACGCAAAGAGCCAGGGCGATGATGCTTCCGATCCTCGTTCGATCATGCCAGCGGACGTATTTAACTACGTCCAGACGTTTGATATGACCGTTGAGATCACGGACCATATGCTTCGTAGTGAGAATTTCGGTCCGAAGGATTGGGCGCGGATTCGCAAAGACAACCTGCGTGAGTTCCGGAAAAACGAAGAGTATTCGGCCCTGTTCAACGAGGCTCCGGCTATTGTTGCAGATCCGGGTGATTCAAAGTTGACCTGGAAGATGGGTGGCCTCAAGCACTTCGTCAACTCTACGCTCTCGCTGTCTTCCAGCGCGGCATACGCCGACATTGTTGACTTCCTGTATTCGGCTTCCAGCGGCAACAACGGCTCACGCCGCCGGGTGCTGTTTGGTGGCTCGGACCTCATGGAGATCATCGACAAGGTGAATACGGGATCGAACCTGAACGTGGTTCGCGGCGAGAAGGTGCTTGGCATTGAAATCGCCTCCCTCGTTGGTCG